GAGGCTCAACTTCTGGCGGCAATTTGTTGACCCGCGCAAAAACATTTGGTTAAGGACTAAAAATGGCAGATACCACCACCACAAATCTATTGCTGACCAAGCCAGAAGTTGGCGCAAGCTCAAACACCTGGGGTACTAAGGTCAACAACGATTTAGATTTAATTGACGCATTGTTTGATGCTGGCCCACTGTTAAAAGTGACAAAGGGCGGCACGGGTGTTGGCACAAGCACAGGCTCTGGAAACAACGTGTTGTCCACCAGCCCCACACTTGTCACGCCAGTTTTAGGTACTCCAACATCAGCAACGCTGACCAACGCCACAGGCTTGCCAATTTCAACGGGCGTGAGTGGATTGGGTGCTGGCATAGCCACTTTCTTGGCGACTCCATCATCTGCTAATTTGTCTGCTGCTGTTACAGATGAAACCGGCACTGGTAATTTGGTATTTACCAATTCACCCACTTTGGTGACACCAGCGCTTGGAACGCCATCTGCGGCTGTACTGACCAACGCCACGGGACTTCCTTTAGCCACTGGTGTGACTGGCTTGTTGCCAGTGGCCAATGGCGGCACTGGAACGGCTACTCCGAGCCTAGTTGGCACTGCAACCCTTGTCGTTACTGGCACATGGCCCAATCAGACGCTGACTGCTGTTGGTAGCGGGTTTGGAGATGTGGCCGGACCAGCATCTTCTACTGACAATGCAATCACAAGATTTGACAGCACTACAGGAAAGTTAATCCAAAACAGTTTGGTGACTGTCGCTGATGATGGTGCAATTACAGCACCTCAAGTCGGATCGGTAATTCCTTTTTACTATGCTAACCAAGCGGCATTTCCCTCTGCGGCTACTTATCACGGGGCATTGGCGCACAGTCACTCAGATGGTGCAATGTACTTTGCTCATAGCAGTGCATGGGTCAGACTGCTTGATACTGGTGGCCCATTAGGAACTCCCTCTAGCGGTACTTTAACCAATGCTACTGGTTTGCCAATATCTACTGGTGTCTCAGGGCTTGGAACGGGTGTAGCTACTTTCTTGGCTACTCCATCAAGTGCTAACTTAGCTTCAGCAGTTACGGGGGAAACAGGAACTGGTGCTTTGGTGTTTGGTACTGCTCCCGCACTAAGCAATCCAACTGTTACGGCTTATACCGAAACTGTCTATGCGTTATCTGGAACTGCAATTGACCCTGCTAACGGCACAATTCAGACCAAAACACTTGGTGCTAACACCACATTTACTGAGTCATTAGCTGATGGTCAGTCAGTTGTTTTGATGCTCAATCCAGTTACTTACACAGTCACTTGGCCTACGATGACTTGGATTAACACCTTAGGGTCTGGTGCTACACCGACACTTGAAGCCTCATCTACAAACGTGGTGGTGATCTGGCAAGTTGGTGGGACAGTCTATGGTAATTGGGCAGGGAGTGCTTAATGTTTCTAGCTAACAAATTGAATAAAGGCGGTAATCTTTCATCGCCAGATGGTCAGTTTAACTATGTCACTATGCTTTTACATGGCGATGGGACTAATGGCGCACAGAACAATACATTCTTAGACAGCAGTACAAACAACTTCACCATTACCCGCAACGGCAATACAACCCAAGGTTCTTTCTCGCCTTATGGGTCTAATTGGTCTAATTTCTTTAATGGTGCAGATGATTATTTAACTTGTTCAGTAAGTGTTCCTGCTACTGGCGCATTTACTGTTGAAATGTTTGTGTTTCCAACAAGCACAGCAGGATACCAACTATTATTTTCTCAATTCACATCAGGCAACGCAGGAAGTTTGCAAATTTTGTGGGATGACACAACTGATAAATTTACAGTAAACATTGGAACTGGTACTGTTTTAACATCGTCTAGCACATACGCTTTAAACACTTGGCATCACCTTGCAATTACAAGGAATGGTAGCAACAACATGACCATGTGGGTCAATGGTGCATCTGCGGCAACGGCAACAAACTCAACATCAATTCTTCAAACAACTACTTTTATTGGAACTAGGTCAGTAGCACTTGATGGGAAATTCAATGGCTACATCAGTAATTTGCGTGTGACTAATACAGCAGTTTACACGGGTAGTTTTACCCCAAGCACTACGCCTTTAACAGCAATATCAGGCACAACACTTTTGACTTGCCAAAGTGCTAGGTTTATTGACAATAGCACAAATAATTTTACTATTACAGTTAATGGGCTTTCAAATGAAGGTCATCCAATAGCCTTAAAGTTCAACCCATTTGGTGCTTCTTCCGCTTACTCCACAGGTGTGGTTGGTGGGTCAGGGTACTTTGATGGAACAGGGGATTATTTGTCTACAACTGTCACTGCTAAATCAGCAGGGACTGCATCATTTACTTATGAACTTTGGTTTTATGAGCAAGCAACTGATGGTTTAGACAGGCATCTTTTTACAACTAGAACATCAGATGCCAACACAGGATTTGATTGCCGAGTAAATGCAAGTGGAGTAATCAATCTTCAACGTGGTGGAAGTACAGACTTTTTTACATCTACGGCAATAGCCAATGTTGCTTGTTGGAATCATCTTGCTATTGTTCGTAATGGCGCATCATCATTGACCATATATTTAAATGGCGTATCAATTGGAACTGCGTCTTTAAACTATAACTTTACAGTAACCGATTATAAAATTGGTGTTAACTACGCTACTGATGACGCTTGGAAAGGTTACATCACAGATTTCCGCTATACGAAGGCTGCTGTTTATACGGCTAATTTTACGCCAAACACAGCACCTTTAGCGGCAATCACCGATACGGCATTATTGCTTAACTTCACCAATGGCGCAATCATTGACAACGCCATGATGAACAACTTAGAAACTGTGGGTAACGCACAGATTTCTACAAGTGTTAAGAAGTATGGAACAGGGTCTTTGGCGTTTGATGGGACAGGGGATTATTTATTTGGTGGGAATTATTTGAGTGCTACTTTTGGTACTGGTGATTTCACGATTGAAATGTGGCTTTACTATTCAAGTTCAGCCGCAGGAAGTGACTTCTTAATTGACTGCCGACCAGCCGCAACCAATGGCGCATATCCAACAATTTATGCTGATACGGGAATTCTTTATTATTATGCAAATAGTGGAAATAGAATTACCAGTTCATCTATTAGTACAGACACATGGATGCACGTTGCTGTATGTCGCTCAGGAACTAGCACCAAAATGTTTATCAATGGAACACAAACTGGTTCAACTTACACAGATAGCACCAACTATATTTGCCGAACTGATGGCCCTGTAATTGGTGCTGACAGAAACTTTGGAGATAGTCTTTTGGGTTACATAGATGACTTCCGCATCACCAAAGGCTATGCCCGATATACCGCAACATTTACACCGCCAACATCAGCACTATCAGATACAGGCCCATATTAAGGAACATCATGCAAATTGCAATCTTAACTAGCCCCATTACAGTAGGCGATTATCGTGAACTGTTTAGCAATACATCATTCAATGCTAACGGCCCAAGTGATGAATTCTTAACTGCCAACAATGCCAAGAAGGTCAATGCCTTTAAAGCCCATGACAGACTGACTCAGAAGTTGGTTTCATGCTCTGCCTATGACGATGGTGAGTTTGTCTCTGTTGTCCAAGTAGAAAGCCTGAGTGCTGAAGAAATCCAAGCAGCCAAGGACTCTGCAATGGCACAACTGAGAGCCACACGCAATGCTTTATTGCTTGCTTGTGATTGGACTCAGATTGCTGATTGCACCATTCCTAAGAAGAGTGAGTGGGCAACCTATCGTCAAACACTAAGAGACTTTCCATCGACTGTTTCTGATGCAAGAGCGAATGTCACTTGGCCTCATAACCCTGATTGGGTTGATACTTCTATCTAATCATGGATGCCGACACTGACAAAAGGCTTGCTGTGCATGAAGCGATTTGCTTAGAGAGATATAACAACATCGACAAGTCACTGCGCGATGGCGACAAGCGCATGACGAAGATTGAATATCTGCTTTATATCGTGATTGCAGCAGTGCTGTTCGGCCCAGGGGTGGCTGCCGAATTCGTCAAGAAGATGTTAGGGCTATGAAAAACTGGGCCGTGGCATTGATTGCTGCGGCTCTTTTGAGTGCCACCATTGCCTGGTGCTTTTTTGTCATCATTTTGTTTTGGCCATGATTTATGCTCTGGTCTTACTAGCAGCCGTTGTCG